ATATGGTTCTATGAGAGAAGCAGATCTGGGAGAATATACGACAATCATTCGTAAGTTCAAACAGAAAGTAGAGATGAATTTACCTTTACCAGTTTATGGACCTGATCGTCGACGTGACTTTACTTCGATTGAAGATACGATTGATGCGTTAGAAATTATTTTGAATCAAAACGATCAACAAAAAGTTTATCACATCGGTACAGGAACAAATTATTCTATTCAAGAAATTGCAGACGCTTTTGATCATCCGATTGATTATCAAACTGATAAGCGTTTATATGAGTTGCACACAACACTAAGTAAACCGAACATTACTGGCTGGCAAGCTCAGAAAAATGTTATTGACCACATTAAAGAATGGAAGAGAAATTATGCCGTTAGCAGCTGATGAATTGAGTAAAAATGCAATGGGTGGGAGCGAGCTTATGAAGTATAAGCTCATTGAACGTCTACCAAAAGAATTAACAGATCAATTTCAAATTTTCGTATCTCGTGTTCAAGAAAAACTTGACCCAGATCTTATTAAGATTTACTGGCATCAGGATTTACCTGATGATCCAAACTCCGTGGAACCATTAAAGAATAATGGTTGGAAAAAGTTTGATCTTCTTGTTTTCAATTCAGAGTGGCAACAAACAGCCTATCAACGTGCTTTCGGTATTCCTTATTGGAAAAGTGTTGTTCTTTGTAATGCTATTGAACCAATTGAACAACACGAAAAGCCAGATGCAAAAGAAAACGTAAACATCATTTATCACACAACTCCTCACCGTGGTTTAGAGATTCTCGTACCAGTGTTTGAGAAGTTAGCCGAAGAAGATAAGAACATTACGCTTGATGTTTATTCGAGCTTCAACATGTATGGTTGGGGCGAACGTGATAAAATGTACAAACAATTATTTGACAAGTGTGAATCACACCCACAAATTAACTATCATGGTTATCAGAAAAACGATGTTATTAGAGAAGCATTGAAAAAGGCTCATATCTACGCCTATCCTTCGATTTGGACCGAATCTTCTTGCATCAGTATTATGGAAGCTATGTCTGCTCGAGCGTTATGCGTTCATTCGAATTTGGGCGCTCTTTATGATACGAGTGGTTCGATTACTCGAATGTACCAGTTCGATGAAGATCAATCCGTACATGCTAATCGATTTGCTATGATCTTAAAAGCGACTATTGATGATTTACGAACAAATGATATCTCTACAGAGTTGGATTTTGTTAAGTCTTATGCTGATATTCGATTCAACTGGACTCGACGCGAGCGCGAGTGGATCGGTGTAATGAAAACTCTTGTAGATATGAAAGAAAAAGGTTTATTAAAAAACCGAGAAGAAAAACTTGACAGATTTGTCTATAAGGTATAGAATATAAATAGATGATGTTAAACAGGATGAACATCGATGAGTAATATCATCAAGTTTCCAAATAAGGGGAACTTTACACCACCTCCTCCAACTCAAGAGGAAGTGGCATTAAATGTTAGTATGGTGAAATATAATCATATTAACGAATCGCTGGAAACGATTATTCCAATGCTAATTCGTAACTTGGATTTGGCAGGATTTCAAATTATTCCAGAGTTCGATGACGATCCAGATCCAAACATTAAGGACGTTGCTCTTATTGTTGAATCTCTTCGTTCTCTTATGTGTAAGTATTATGGCATACAACATCCATTTCAACAACTTGCAGAAAACTTGTTTAATCCTAATGAGGATGGAACATTTGCACTGACAAAAATGTTGGAGATGGATTTTTCTGCATTCGATGTTGAGATGATGGAAAAAACTGAAAGCTAATATAATGATTATCGTGGATCTAAATCAGGTTATGTTGTCTAATCTTATGATGCAATTAGGCAACCACACTAATGCACAAGTAGAAGAAAGTATGGTTCGCCATATGGTTCTTAACTCTTTACGTTCGTATAAACAAAAATTCGGTAACGAATTTGGTGAGCTTGTTATTGCTTGTGATAACACCAACTACTGGCGTAAACAAAAATTCCCATACTATAAAGCTAACCGTAAAAAGGCTCAAGAGAAATCTGAGCTAAACTGGAAGGCTATCTTTGAAACGATGAATAAAATTCGCGCCGAGCTTAAAGAATACTTTCCCTATCGTGTTATCGATATTGAATCTGCGGAAGCTGATGATATTATCGCAACTCTTACTGACAATGGCGAAGACATTGGCGAGAAGGATATTCTTATTCTTTCGGGCGATAAAGATTTTATTCAGCTTCAATCAAAACCACATGTTAAACAATATGACCCTGTGCGTAAAAAGTGGATTAAGCATGATAATCCTAAACGCTATTTAATGGAACATATTCTTAAAGGAGATGCGGGAGATGGCATACCTAACATACTTTCTTCTGATAATTGCTTTGTTGTCGGCGAACGCCAGAAGCCATTAACATCTAAGAAAATGATTAACATCATAGAAAATATAGATAATCTGGACGGAAACATTCATAAGAATTATGAGCGTAATAAAACACTCATTGATCTTAACGAAGTTCCTTCTGAAATCAGAGAAAAGATATTAGATTCGTATAAGTCGCAAAAAAATAAAACACGTGATAAAATGTTTAATTATTTTATCGTTAACAAACTAAAACATCTAATTGAACACATCGGAGAATTTTAATGGGTATGGTTGTTGGTATTGCTGAGTATCTTGAAAGTGTCAGCAAAATGAAAAAGAAAGAAGATAGAATAGCAGCTTTACGTAAGAGCGATGGTTTTCCTCTTCGCACAATTTTACAAGGTGCATTCGATCCACGTATTAAATGGTTGTTACCAGAAGGCACTCCTCCGTACAAACCAAATGAGCTTGTTGATCAAGAACATGTTCTCATTCGCGAATCTCGTAAGCTTGCATATTTTGTTGAAGGCGGTCATCCTAACCTCAAGCAATTAAAGCGTGAAGCAATGTTTATTGAGCTTCTTGAAAATTGTGCACCAGCAGATGCTAAACTGTTGTGTGCGATTAAAGAAAAAACACTACCATGGAAAAACATTAATGTCGAACTTGTTAATGAAGCATTCCCAGGATTTATCCCAACATGAGTAATCAGAAGATCCGTAAATTTCGTAAGAACGATTGGTCTGACGAAGAGTATACTGAAGATTATCGTAGCCGTAAAGACAAGCGTAAAGAACGTCGTTTTGAACGTGCACTTCGCACAAAAGATCTTACGGCTATTGAACAAGATTTCATAGAAGAATTTGGTGAAGAAAATGCCGACCTACAAATTCATAAATAATGTTACTGGTGATGAATACGAAGAGTTTATGTCAATTTCGGAGCTTGACATATATCTCAATGAACACCCCGAAGTAACGCAACTCGTTCATGGTACTCCTATGATTCATTCTGGCAGAGGATTACAGAAACCAGATGCAGGTTTCCGTGATATTTTGAAGAATATTAAGAAGGAACATTCGAAGGGAACTTCAAGGAGTACAGTGAACACTTTTTAAAAGTGGTTTAAATGATACAAGAAAAAAGATTAACAAGAAAACAAAAACGTATCCTCCAACAAAATGGTCAAAATGAACAAAATGTTCTTAAACTAAACTTTAAACTGAAACACTTCGAACCACTCACTGAAAATCAACGTATAACATTTGAGAAATATCATGACGGAAAAAACCTACTCCTCCACGGAATCGCAGGTACTGGCAAAAGCTTCCTCTCAATCTACCTATCCCTTCAATCCATACTATCCGACAGCTCGCGATATAAAAAGCTTGTCATTGTTAGATCCGTTGTACCTACAAGAGACATGGGATTCCTCCCAGGAAACAACAAAGAAAAAACCAAAGTCTACGAAGCCCCGTATCTAGCTATCTTTTCAGAACTGTTTGGAAGAGGTGATGCATATGAATATCTCAAGCAAAAAGGTATTGTTGACTTTATCAGCACTTCTTTCATACGCGGTACTACTCTTAATGACTGTATTATTGTGGTTGATGAAATCGCCAATATGACATTACATGAGCTTGACTCAGTAATCACTCGTGTAGGTAAGAACTGTAAGATTTTATTTTGCGGTGATTTCCGTCAATCTGATTTTACTAAAGAGCATGAGAAAAATGGTCTGATTGACTTTATGCGCATTATTAACAAAATGAAGTCTTTTGAGTTTATTGATTTTACGGAACAAGATATCGTTCGTTCCGCAATGGTGAAGGAATATATTATTGCTAAGGACAAACTTAAAATTCAAGCGTAATAAAGAGTTTAAACAGCAACATTATGCGTTTCATGAATTAGATTCGGAAACAACAGAAAAAGGCAGATACTAT